GCTGATGTGAGGATACGCGAGGAATACTCGGCAGGGACTATAGGCCGGTCCCGACCGCCCGGTAGCACTATTGTGGTCAATACTTGTCCTAGAGAAAAAGATTCTGCGAATAGGTCACGTATATCACCAGTAGTGGTCAGGCCAACCGCCGCAATACAAACATGATCCTTCATGATGTCACGGCAAGTTGATGCATCTAGATAAACATTTTGGAACTCACCATTGGTAGTTTTGGCTTCGTGTAAAAACACAAAAGGTTTATCTGTGTCCATCTCCAAATAGCAATGTTTTGGAAGAACAACGTGATGGCTATAAACACGAAGCGCGGTACACCTAACAGTTTTCCCGGCAGTTTTGGCTGGACCGGAAACTGTAAAAGTGTAGCGTGCGACTTTATCAGCCACATCAGATGCTGTTGTCGTTTTTGTTTTCTGAGATGCGACAAACTCAGCGCGCACGTCGCCACGTGCAGCCCACTCACTCGGTTCTAAGTAACGCTTAGTAATATCACTTAAACCAGTCGGTTGTAAATTCCCTTGGTTTAGGAAAGTCATACCAACCATGAGGCGCCTCACAAAAACTAGGCACACCGCGATAGCAGGCAAGAAAAAGACATAGTCTAATAACTCGCTTGCAACCTCTGGTGCTCTATCGCGATAAGAACGAACAAGCTTGTCAGTTACTAAACGAGTAGCAACCACATGCGTGTTGTAAATTACCGAATAAGCCAAATAAGCAAGAAGCGTAAAGAAAGTGAGGGAAACTAGTGGATCCATTGACGACACAATGTAACAAAACAATAAGAATGAAAAGGTCAAAGTCCACTCATTATATTCAGCTACAGCCCAAATAATTTCCGTGAATAAACACGTCACTTTGTTTGAGAAATAACGCGTGAGAATTGGTGCTTCACGTGTTAAACTTGATGTCATTGTCAATAGACGAACTAGAGCGACACCTGCTTCCGGATTGCGTTCTTTCGGCCAGAAATAACGCGATAAGCGATGCGCTGTGGTAACTAACCCTTGATTCTCAACCATAGGTCGACACTCATTGGGTCCGCCTTCACAGCTGCAACGCGAGATTTCATGCATACAATCACGGCAGTAAACTGCATGATCTTTCTTCTTGAAATCCGCAAAGCATTTGTCTTGGTGGGCTCTGTGCTTGGTGGCACGTTGCATAACGATTGCTTCCATTTCGGTCCAGCAAATCGTTGGTGCATATGTTATTGTGACTTTGCCCTGTGGGTCACAACAATAGGTCATCTCCGAGACCTCAATCGGACATTCACCATCCTTGACTTTAGTGTAATCAAGTTTTCCACTCTCGGCACGACAATATGACTTAGGACGAACCATAAGCATCATATTAATGCGATTAAAAATGGACATGGGTTCATTAGAATACGCATATGCATTCAGATGGGGAACATTTGTGGTGATCAATAACAATTCAGGCTTAATAGGAATGCATCCTTTTTCAAGGACATCTGCTTTAACAGCCATAGTGGGTACAACATTGTTATACTTGATCAAATTTGCCGTCGGTGGACGTAATTCCGCGGCTTTACCTTTTGTATTACAAAGATCGTCCAAGATAACCACTGTCGTTTTTCCATTGACAGGGTCATATTTTTCCTCTTCGTTAATAGTGACACAATTCTCCGGAGCTGTGGCAATGCCAAATTGTGCTCCAAAGTGTTTTGTGACGACCGGGACTAAGGTAGATTTCCCGACACCAGACTTACCAAAAAACCCGAGGGTGAATGGCCTTTTGCGGAACCCTGAAGTTACGATATGTCCACGTACTTCAGATATTACTTGCTGTATTCGCTGTTTCATATTAATAGCGAGAGCTTGTT